ACCAAACAAGGACTGCATAAGCAGTGTAAAACTTTTAATAAAAAATAACTTTCGTGAGGGTGAATCGATCATCGCTCGAAGCCGATATCGACTCACCCAAATTAGCTGCTTGTATAAGGATCCGAATATCAATTGGAATCATGTCATCGATTTTTACTGATTATACCAATTTGCAAGAGCAATTAGTCAGACCGGTAGGCCGGAAGGTTGATAATGCTTCAAGTGGCTTGTTGAAAGTTGAGATACCAGTCTGCGTCCTGAATTCACAGGACCCAGTTGAGAGACACCAGTTCGCAGTATTATGTACAAGGTGGATCTCAAGTTCAATTGCCACAACTCCTGTCAAGCAAGGTGCCCTGCTTTCTCTTCTCAGTTTGCACACAGAAAACATGCGAGCGCATGTTCTATTAGCAGCCCGGTCAGGAGATGCTAATATAACAATTCTAGAAGTTGATCATGTAGATGTTGAAAAGGGAGAATTACAATTTAATGCAAGGAGTGGTGTCTCATCTGATAAAGCTGATCGGCTGCTGGCTGTCGCAATGAATCTTATTGCAGGTTGTCAGAATAACTCACCATTTGTCGACCCATCGATTGAGGGTGATGAACCAACTGATATGACTGAATTTTTAGAGCTGGCTTATGGGTTAGCGGTTCAAGCATGGGTAGCTGCAATAAAGAGTATGACGGCACCAGATACTGCTGCGGAGAGTGAGGGGCGGCGATTAGCAAAATACCAGCAGCAAGGTCGTTTAACACGACGTGCTGCTCTTCAAGCAACCGTGAGGGGGGAGTTGCAGCGGATAATCAGGGGTTCTCTGGTAGTTCGACACTTCCTTATAGGAGAAATCAGAAGAGCAGGAAGTATGGGAGAACAGACAACAGCCTATTATGCCATGGTGGGAGATGTCAGCCAATACATAAAGAATTCAGGAATGACTGCATTCTTCCTGACATTACGATTTGGGGTGGGTACCAAGTATCCTCCCCTTGCAATGGCTGCATTTTCAGGAGATCTCACTAAACTCCAGAGCCTGATCAGACTATATCGAAATAAAGGTGACATAGGGCCTTATATGGCCCTACTCGAAGATCCTGACATGGGCAACTTTGCTCCTGCAAATTACACCTTGCTCTATTCATATGCAATGGGCATTGGTTCTGTATTGGAGGCTAGTATCGGTAGATACCAGTATGCGAGAACATTCCTGAATGAATCATTCTTTAGGTTGGGGGCCTCAACTGCTCAACAGCAACAAGGAGCACTGGATGAGAAATTGGCTAACGAGATGGGGCTATCAGACCAGGCAAGGGCAGCAGTTTCCAGATTAGTTAATGAGATGGATATGGATCAGCAAGTAGCCCCCACACCAGTTAATCCAGTCTTTGCAGGAGATCAAGCAGCCCCACAGGCAAATCCTCCAGCCCAACCAAGACAGAATGACACACCACAGCAGCCTGCTCCTCTTCAGCAGCCAATTCGAATTGCCATGCCTCAAAATTATGATGATATGCCAGACTTAGAGATGTAGACAGAACCCCAATCAAGCAACAATTGGCATTAAGATCTAAGCTGAATGTATGAGCACACGAGTACCCAAGTATATTTGTTAGCAGTTGCATGAAATCATTATCCATATTATTGATTTGCAATATAGAAAATTACTGATAAACAATTAAGAATCATTTAATAAAAAAATTCCACAAAAATTAAAAAAATTGTGAGGGGGAACACCTTTCAGTCGGTCAACTGCTGCTAATAACCTGCAATTATCACGTGGATTGAATATGGAATTCAGTAATGATGCCGAGGTTGCCGCGCTCCTGGATCTTGGAGATAGCATCATTCAGGGCATTCAGCATGCAACAATGGCTGATCCGGGAACACTAGGGAAGTCAGCTATTCCTGCAGGTAATACCAAACGCTTAGAGAAATTATGGGAGAAAGAATCTGTTCCTAATCATGATAATATGATTCACTCTTCCATGAGTGCAGAACCTATAAGCGGGGAACTACCTGAGGAAAACGCTAAAACTGAACCAACAGGGACTCAAGAAATGCCAGAACAAATTCAAAAGAATGACAATCTCCAACCTGCATCCATCGATAACATATTGAGCAGCATTAATGCATTAGAGTCAAAACAGGTTAAAAAAGGGTTAGTGCTATCGCCCCAATCACTGAAAGGTGTGTCCCCCTTAATCAAGAACCAGGATCTGAAGAACACCATGCAGGACCTGGAAACCAAACCCAAGGCTGTAACGACTGTAAATCCATTAGCAAACCGACAAGTGTCACCTGGAAGCCTGGTCATAGACGAGAGTATTCCTTTGCTTGGAGTGCAGGAACAAACAAATTTATTGTCTCCTCGTGGTGTAACCCAACTTGCGCCCCAATCAGACCCTATCCTACAGTCGAACGATGCAGGTGCGGGAATTGCCCAAAATTCTGCCCTGGATGTCAATCAGCTCTGGGATGTAATCAATCAGCAACACAAGATGCTGATAAACCTACAAAATCAAGTAACAAAGATCACTGAGCTGGTTGCTTTAATTCCAATTCTTCGAAGTGATATTCAGGCTGTAAAGGGAAGTTGCGCATTATTAGAAGCACAGCTAGCATCTATAAGAATACTAGATCCTGGGAACATCGGGGTATCTTCATTAGATGATCTTAAAACAGCAGGGAAACAAAGTGTAGTTATTAATCAAGGGAGCTATACTGATGCAAAGGATCTGATGGTTGGGGGAGGATTGATTCTTGATGAACTTGCTAGACCTACTAAATTAGTCAATCCAAAGCCACAACAATCTTCCAAAATATTGGATCAGGCAGAAATTGAAAGTGTCAAGGCCCTAATCCATACCTACACTCACGATGATAAGAAGCGGAACAAATTCTTAACTGCACTTGACAAGGTGACAACCCAGGATCAGCTAACTCGCATCAAGCAGCAAGTATTAAATCAATAGATAGACAATTAGCATTCATTCAAGCTATACTCATTTAAGTGCTTTGATTGTGTTGCGGAAACTATATTGAGATAATTTAGTCTTACATGCAAAATAACATTAAAAATTAATTATGAGCAATCTTGATTTTTCTAACTCATAATCAACCTCCTTCTCTATAAAGGCATACTTAGTATTGCAAAAAGAGAAAATTAAGAAAAAAAGAAAAAGAAAATTGAGGGAGACCGCTTGATAGATCTGTGATCGGTCTCATAACCTCAAATTAAAATGGAATCTATATCTCTGGGGTTATATGTTGATGAAAGTGATCCAGCATGCTCATTACTTGCATTCCCCATAATCATGCAGACTACAAGTGAAGGAAAGAAGGTCTTACAACCGCAAGTCAGAATAAACCGTCTAGGGAGTATATCGATAGAAGGAGTTCGGGCAATGTTCATAAATACATATGGCTTCATTGAGGAGAGGCCTACGGAAAGGACAGGTTTCTTTCAGCCAGGCGAAAAAAATCAGCAGCAAGTTGTGACAGCTGGTATGCTGACATTGGGCCAAATAAGGACCAATATAGACCCGGACGAAATTGGAGAGGCATGCTTGAGACTCAAAGTGAATGCTAAAAAATCAGCAGCAAGTGAGGAGAAGATAGTATTTAGCATTCTTGAAAAGCCTCCCGCCCTGATGACTGCACCTGTAGTACAAGATGGGGGCTTAATTGCTAAAGCAGAAGGATCAATCAAATGCCCAGGTAAGATGATGAGTGAAATTCACTACTCATTTAGAGTAATGTTTGTGAGTATCACAATGCTGGATAATCAGAGCCTATACAGAGTACCAACAGCCATCAGCTCGTTCAAAAATAAAGCTCTATATTCTATTCAGTTAGAGGTATTGCTGGAAGTTGATGTGAAGCCTGAGAGCCCCCAGTGTAAATTTCTAGCAGACCAGAAAGGGAAGAAAGTTGCTTCTGTATGGTTCCATCTCTGCAATTCTAAAAAGACGAATGCCAGCGGGAAACCGAGATCATTAGAGGATATGAGAAAGAAGGTCCGAGATATGGGAATCAAAGTGTCTCTGGCCGACCTTTGGGGCCCTACGATCATCGTCAGGGCCACAGGGAAGATGAGTAAATATATGCTAGGATTTTTCTCTACCTCAGGGACTTCATGTCATCCAGTAACAAAGAGTTCACCAGATTTGGCAAAAATATTATGGTCATGCTCAAGCACAATCATCAAAGCAAATGCCATTGTTCAAGGGTCAGTCAAAGTCGATGTCCTGACCCTCGAAGATATCCAAGTTTCCAGTGCTGCAAAAATCAACAAATCAGGAATAGGGAAGTTTAATCCATTTAAGAAATAAAGTCATATGCAGATTAAAATTTGATCAAGATTGGTCTTAGCAAATTAACTGAATGTAATTATAAAATACCTCAGTAAAATGCTAATGAATCAGTGGATGATATTGAATTAGCAGATTGAAAATTAAAGAAAACCTTATGAGGGCGAATGAGCTTAGATGATTTAATAAAGGAGACTAATCCAACATTTCCCTCAAATTAACAAAATCAGAAAGTAAAAAGAAAGGGAGCAATGAGAGTACGACCTTTAATAATAATCCTGGTGCTTTTAGTGTTGCTGTGGTTAAATATTCTACCCGTAATTGGCTTAGACAATTCAAAGATTGCACAAGCAGGTATTATCAGTGCACAAGAATATGCAGTTAATGTGTATTCACAGAGTAATGAGGCTTACATTGCACTGCGCACTGTGCCATATATACCTCCACACAATCTCTCTTGTTTCCAGGATTTAATCAACACATACAATACAACGATTCAAAACATATTCTCACCAATTCAGGATCAAATCACATCTATAACATCGGCGTCAACGCTCCCCTCATCAAGATTTGCAGGATTAGTAGTCGGTGCAATCGCTCTCGGAGTAGCGACATCTGCACAAATAACTGCAGCCGTGGCACTCACAAAGGCACAGCAGAACGCTCAAGAAATAATACGATTACGTGATTCTATCCAAAATACTATCAATGCTGTGAATGACATAACAGTAGGGTTAAGTTCAATAGGAGTAGCACTAAGCAAGGTCCAAAACTACTTGAATGATGTGATAAACCCTGCTCTGCAGAACCTGAGCTGCCAGGTTTCTGCATTAAACTTAGGGATCCAATTAAATCTTTATTTAACCGAAATTACAACTATCTTTGGACCGCAAATTACAAATCCATCATTGACCCCATTGTCAATTCAGGCATTATACACCCTAGCAGGAGATAACCTGATGCAATTTCTTACCAGGTATGGCTATGGAGAGACAAGTGTTAGCAGTATTCTCGAGTCAGGACTAATATCAGCACAAATTGTATCTTTTGATAAACAGACAGGCATTGCAATATTGTATGTCACATTACCATCAATTGCGACTCTTTCCGGTTCTAGAGTTACCAAATTGATGTCAGTTAGTGTCCAAACTGGAGTTGGAGAGGGTTCTGCTATTGTACCATCATACGTTATTCAGCAGGGAACAGTAATAGAAGAATTTATTCCTGACAGTTGCATCTTCACAAGATCAGATGTTTATTGTACTCAATTGTACAGTAAATTATTGCCTGATAGCATATTGCAATGCCTCCAGGGATCAATGGCAGATTGCCAATTTACTCGCTCATTGGGTTCATTTGCAAACAGATTCATGACCGTTGCAGGTGGGGTGATAGCAAATTGTCAGACAGTCCTGTGCCGATGCTATAATCCAGTTATGATTATTCCCCAGAACAATGGAATTGCTGTCACTCTGATAGATGGTAGTTTATGTAAAGAACTTGAATTGGAGGGGATAAGACTAACAATGGCAGACCCAGTATTTGCTTCATACTCTCGTGATCTGATTATAAATGGGAATCAATTTGCTCCGTCTGATGCTTTAGACATTAGTAGCGAATTAGGTCAACTGAATAACTCAATTAGCTCAGCAACTGATAATTTACAGAAGGCACAGGAATCATTGAATAAGAGTATCATTCCAGCTGCGACTTCCAGCTGGTTAATTATATTACTATTTGTATTAGTATCAATCTCATTAGTGATAGGATGTATCTCCATTTATTTTATATATAAACATTCAACCACAAATAGATCACGAAATCTCTCAAGTGACATCATCAGTAATCCTTATATACAGAAAGCTAATTGATGAATTAATTTCTAAAAAATAATTTGATGTTCTAATAGGAGAATGCAATATCAATATGTCCATTATAATATACTTGATTGATTGAAAGATCTGATAATAATAGTTTATAAGACACTAAGTAAGAGTTAAATGCTAAAGCAAGTTGATTCCTAAATTTCTGCACAATAGGACCATACTATATCATATTAGATAATTAATAAAAAACGCCCTATCCTGAGGGCGAAAGGCCGATCATTAGTGACTTTAACCGTTGCTCTCCCAATTTAAAATATATTTCACATGGAGTCAATCGGGAAAGGAACCTGGAGAACTGTGTATAGAGTCCTTACGATTCTATTAGATGTAGTGATCATTATTCTCTCTGTGATTGCTCTGATTTCATTGGGTCTGAAGCCAGGTGAGAGGATCATCAATGAAGTCAATGGATCTATCCATAATCAACTTGTTCCCTTATCGGGGATTACTTCCGATATTCAGGCAAAAGTCAGCAGCATATATCGGAGCAACTTGCTAAGTATCCCACTACAACTTGATCAAATCAACCAGGCAATATCATCATCTGCTAGGCAAATTGCTGATACAATCAACTCGTTTCTCGCTCTGAATGGCAGTGGAACTTTTATTTATACAAATTCACCTGAGTTTGCAAATGGTTTCAATAGAGCAATGTTCCCAACCCTAAATCAAAGCTTAAATATGCTAACACCTGGTAATCTAATTGAATTTACTAATTTTATTCCAACTCCAACAACAAAATCAGGATGTATCAGAATACCATCATTTTCAATGTCATCAAGTCACTGGTGTTATACCCATAATATCATTGCTAGTGGATGTCAGGATCATTCAACCAGTAGTGAATACATATCGATGGGGGTTGTTGAAGTGACTGATCAGGCTTACCCGAACTTTCGGACAACTCTTTCTATTACATTAGCTGATAATCTAAACAGAAAGTCATGTAGCATTGCAGCAACTGGGTTCGGGTGTGATATATTATGTAGTGTTGTCACTGAGACAGAAAATGATGATTATCAATCACCAGAACCGACTCAGATGATCTATGGAAGATTATTTTTTAATGGCACATATTCAGAGATGTCATTGAATGTGAACCAAATGTTCGCAGATTGGGTTGCAAATTATCCAGCAGTTGGATCAGGAGTAGAGTTAGCAGATTTTGTCATTTTCCCACTCTATGGAGGTGTTAAAATCACTTCAACCCTAGGAGCATCTTTAAGCCAGTATTACTATATTCCCAAGGTGCCCACAGTCAATTGCTCTGAGACAGATGCACAACAAATAGAGAAGGCAAAAGCATCCTATTCACCACCTAAAGTGGCTCCAAATATCTGGGCTCAGGCAGTCGTTAGGTGCAATAAATCTGTTAATCTTGCAAATTCATGTGAAATTCTGACATTTAACACTAGCACTATGATGATGGGTGCTGAGGGAAGACTCTTGATGATAGGAAAGAATGTATACTTTTATCAACGATCTAGTTCGTATTGGCCAGTGGGAATTATATATAAATTAGATCTACAAGAATTGACAACATTTTCATCAAATCAATTGCTGTCAACAATACCAATTCCATTTGAGAAATTCCCTAGACCTGCATCTACTGCTGGTGTATGTTCAAAACCAAATGTGTGTCCTGCAGTATGCCAGACTGGTGTTTATCAAGATCTCTGGGTACTATATGATCTTGGCAAATTAGAAAATACCACAGCAGTAGGATTGTATCTAAACTCAGCAGTAGGCCGAATGAACCCTTTTATTGGGATTGCAAATACGCTATCTTGGTATAATACAACTAGATTATTCGCACAGGGTACTCCAGCATCATATTCAACAACGACCTGCTTCAAAAATACTAAGATTGACACGGCATACTGCTTATCAATATTAGAATTAAGTGATTCTTTGTTAGGATCATGGAGAATTACACCATTATTGTACAATATCACTTTAAGTATTATGAGCTAGATCCTGTTTTAACATTGAATCGTATGAACTTATAAGACTGAAGGATGTCTGTTGGTATTAAGCATCATAAAACACGGTTGTTTTTGATTTGACACCTAATCGTACTCAATACTCTCCATAGATTTAATCTAACAGATTTAGATACTATTGATCATATAGGCATAGATGGTATATGGGCAATTAGATTGAACTGAGTTAAATCCGATTGATACTTATCAAATTAAGATCTAGATTATTTAATAAAAAATCTAAGTTAGAAAATGAGGGGGACCTCATTATGGAGTTCAGACAATCTGATCAAATAATACATCCTGAAGTGCATCTAGATTCACCTATTATTGGGAATAAAATACTCTATTTATGGCGAATTACAGGCTTACCTACTCCGCCTGTTCTTGAGCTTAACTCTACTATATCGCCTGAAGTCTGGACAAACTTGAAAGCCAATGATCCTAGAGTAGCCTTTAAATGGGACAAACTAAGACCACGGTTGCTAACATGGGCAGCACATCAAGGGATATCACTATCGGATCTGATCCCTATTACACATCCTGAGTCATTGCAGTGGTTAACAACAATATCCTGTCCTAAAATTGATGAAAATTTTGCGTTAATTAAGAAGTGCCTTCTTAGAACAAGGGACTATACAGCATCAGGATTTAAGAATTTATTCCAAATGATCTCACAGAAATTGACGTCGACGAATATTCTATTTTGCGCAGAAAATCCGACAACTCCCCCCATCTCCGACGAAGCATCCTGGGCATTAAAGAATCCTGAGCACTGGTTTAATACACCTTGGTCATCTTGTTGTATGTTTTGGTTACATGTGAAACAGACTATGAGGAACTTAATTAGAATACAACGATCTCAACCAGAATCACAAAGCATATACAGTATCACGGTTGATAACTTGTTTGTTGGATTGACTCCTGACTTGTGTGTCATAGCTGATTCTCAAAGACAATCAATTACAGTACTGTCATTTGAGTGTGTATTGATGTATTGTGACTTAATTGAAGGTCGTAACAATGTTTATGACCTCTGTCAATTGTCTCCTGTGCTAAGTCCTCTTCAAGATAGAATTTTACTTTTACTGAGATTAATTGATTCTTTAGCATATGACATCGGAGCGCCAATTTTTGATGTAATTGCTTCTCTTGAATCTTTAGCATATGGAGCTATTCAGCTATATGATTACGACACAGAGGCAGCCGGTGATTTTTTCTCATTTAATTTAAGAGAAATTTCCCAGGTCATAGAAGAGAGCAAATGTAGGAATCAAACCCATACTATAATCAGTGCAATTAGTAAGATTTACACAGGGATCAATCCTGATCAAGCAGCTGAAATGCTGTGTATCATGAGACTGTGGGGTCACCCATTGCTTTATGCATCCAAGGCTGCATCTAAGGTTCGCGAGTCAATGTGTGCACCTAAAGTTATCCAATTTGATGCAATGCTGCTTGTATTAGCATTCTTTAAGAGAAGCATCATAAATGGATATAGACGAAAGCATGGTGGGCTATGGCCGAACATCATAGTTGAGTCACTTCTTTCTGCAGAACTTGTCGCGGCACATCATGATGCAGTTGAATTGACAGACACTTTTGTTATTAAACACTATAGAGAAGTAGCCATGATTGACTTCAAAAAATCATTCGACTACGATATAGGGGATGACTTAAGTTTATACCTCAAGGATAAAGCAATTTGTCGACAGAAATCAGAGTGGCTTAATATCTTCAAGGGTCAATTGCTTGAGCCCGCTGTACGATCGAAGCGAATTCGTGGAATAGGTGAAAACCGATTACTGTTACATTTCTTGAATTCAGTCGATTTTGATCCTGAACAAGAATTCAAATACGTCACTGATATGGAGTACCTCTACGATGAAACATTCTGTGCATCCTATTCACTGAAGGAAAAAGAAGTGAAAAGAGATGGAAGAATATTCGCAAAAATGACACCAAAAATGAGAAGCTGTCAAGTTTTATTAGAGGCATTGTTAGCAAAACATGTAAGCGAACTTTTCAAGGAGAATGGAGTCTCAATGGAGCAGATATCCCTCACAAAGTCATTGGTAGCCATGTCACAATTAGCTCCCCGAGTGAATATGAGAGGTGGGAGAGCAGCTAGATCAACAGACGTTAAAATCAATCAACGAAGGGTCAAGTCAATCAAAGAGCATGTTAAATCGAGAAATGATTCGAATCAAGAGAAAATTGTAATTGCAGGTTATCTGACTACTGATTTACAAAAATACTGCCTCAATTGGAGATATGAATCAATAAAATTATTTGCAAGAGCACTTAACCAATTATTTGGAATACCCCATGGATTTGAATGGATACACTTAAGGCTCATAAGAAGTACAATGTTTGTTGGGGATCCTTACAATCCTCCTGCATCAATCCAATCTTTGGATCTCGATGAACAGCCTAATGATGATATTTTTATTGTCTCGCCACGTGGTGGGATTGAAGGATTATGTCAGAAGATGTGGACACTCATCTCAATTGCATTAATTCAAGCTGCAGCTGCAAAAATAGGATGTCGGGTTACAAGTATGGTACAGGGAGATAATCAGGTTATTGCTATCACCAGAGAAGTGCGAGTGGGGGAACCTGTGAGGGAGGCGTCACGAGAACTCAGATTATTGTGTGATGAGTTCTTCACTGAATTCAAACAATTAAACTACGGAATAGGGCACAATCTTAAAGCAAAAGAAACTATCAAGAGTCAATCGTTTTTTGTATATAGCAAGAGAGTTTTCTTTGAGGGAAGAGTGTTAAGTCAGATATTGAAGAATGCCTCAAAATTGAATCTAATTTCTGACTGTCTGGCTGAAAATACAGTTGCTTCATGTAGCAATATTTCTTCTACTGTAGCAAGGCTAATAGAGAATGGCCTTGGGAAAGACGTAGCCTTCATTTTAAACTTTCAGACTATTATAAGGCAACTGATTTTTGATGAAGTATATACGATTTCATTGAACTATAGTACAGCAAGACGGCAGGTGGGAAGCGAGAATCCTCACGCATTGGCTATAGCCGCTTTGATTCCTGGTCAACTTGGGGGATTCAATTTCCTAAACGTTGCTAGGTTATTTACACGGAATATCGGGGATCCAATCACTTGCTCATTGAGTGATATCAAATGGTTTGCAAAAGTTGGATTGATGCCTGAGTACATCCTTAAAAACATTGTTTTGAGGGCACCAGGTTCAGGAACATGGACAACTTTAGTCGCTGATCCCTACTCCTTAAACATTACGTACACAAAATTGCCTACGTCGTACCTAAAGAAACATACACAGAGGACATTAGTTGCTGATTCCCCTAATCCGTTGCTTCAGGGGGTGTTTCTATTAAATCAGCAGCAGGAGGATGAAGCATTATGTAAATTTCTTCTTGACCGAGAACAAGTGATGCCACGAGCTGCCCATGTAATCTATGATCAGTCAGTTCTCGGCCGGAGGAAATATTTACAAGGGCTTGTTGATACTACACAGACAATCATAAGGTATGCACTCCAAAAAATGCCGGTATCATACAAAAAGAGTGAAAAAATCCAAAATTACAATCTCCTCTACATACAATCACTTTTTGATGAGGTCTTGACACAGAATGTCATTCATAGTGGATTGGATACTATATGGAAAAGAGATCTAATTAGCATTGAGACCTGTTCTGTCACACTTGCCAATTTTACGAGGACTTGCTCGTGGTCTAATATTCTACAGGGCAGGCAAATTGTTGGAGTTACAACTCCAGACACGATAGAATTGTGTACCGGTTCTTTGATTTCTTGCAACAGTGCATGTGAGTTTTGTAGAATTGGAGATAAAAGCTACTCTTGGTTTCATACACCAGGGGGTATCTCATTTGATACAATGAGCCCTGGCAATCTGATTCAAAGAGTGCCGTACCTAGGATCAAAGACTGATGAACAGCGAGCTGCCTCTCTAACAACCATCAAGGGGATGGATTACCATCTGAGACAAGCTCTTCGAGGAGCATCATTGTATGTGTGGGCATATGGAGAGACTGATCAGAATTGGTTAGATGCGCTGAAGTTAGCAAACACCCGGTGCAATGTAACATTACAAGCTTTGACTGCACTCTGCCCAATACCGAGTACCGCAAATCTACAACACCGGCTTGCGGATGGAATAAGTACAGTTAAATTCACACCTGCAAGTTTGTCACGAATAGCAGCTTATATTCACATTTGTAATGACCAACAAAAGCATGATAACCTAGGGAATAGTTTTGAATCAAATCTGATTTACCAGCAAATAATGCTTCTTGGAACAGGAATATTTGAAACAATTTTCCCACTATCAGTTCAATATATCCACGAGGAACAAACACTTCACTTGCACACTGGATTTTCCTGTTGTGTCAGGGAAGCTGACACAATGATTATAGATGAGAGCAGAACTGGATTCCCAGGATTGACAGTGACTAAGAGTAATAAGTTTTTATTCAACCCTGACCCTATTCCTGCAGTGTGGGCAGATAAAATATTCACGACTGAATTTAGATTCTTCGAGTACAATATAGAGAATCAAGGAACTTATGAACTAATAAAATTTCTTTCTTCTTGCTGCGCGAAAGTTGTTACAGAATCGCTAGTTCAGGATACTTTCCATAGTTCTGTCAAAAATGATGCAATAATTGCGTATGACAATTCAATTAATTACATCAGTGAGCTACAACAATGTGACATTGTTCTGTTTAGCAGTGAACTTGGAAAGGAATTACTTCTAGATTTAGCTTACCAGCTGTACTACCTTCGAATTAGATCGAAACGAGGTATAATTAGTTACTTGAAGGTACTGCTGACTCGGCTTCCAATTATTCAGTTTGCACCGCTTGCGTTGACAATATCACATCCTGTAATCTACGAGCGATTACGCCAACGGAGGTTGGTTATGGAACCGTTGCAACCTTATTTGGCTTCGATAGATTATGTCAAAGCCGCAAGAGAGCTTGTTTTGATTGGTGCTTCTTCTTACCTCTCAATGCTTGAGACAGGTTTAGATACCACTTACAACATATACAGTCATTTAGACGGGGATTCAGAGGGCAAGATTGATCAGGCGATGGCAAGGAGACTGTGCCTAATCACATTATTAGTGAATCCTGGATATGCATTACCTGTGATCAAAGGACTAACTGCAATTGAGAAATGTAGACTATTAACAGATTTTTTACAATCAGATATCATTTCTGTTTCTTTATCTGAGCAGATTGCAACACTTATTCTAACACCAAAGATTGAAGTGCACCCGACAAATTTATACTATATGATGCGGAAGACCTTGAATCTAATCCGGTCACGAGATGATACAGTTGTGATCATGGCAGAATTGTATAATATAGATCAAGAGTCTGCGATAATGAGGGTTGAATCAGAAGAGGACGGCCCTGTAGACAAAATGAATCTTGCACCCATACTAAGGCTTGTGCCAATCACATTCAAATCAATGGACTTGCATGCCTTAACTGGGCTAGGTAGAAAAGAGGTGGAACTGATGGGTAGCCCAGTTTGCAAAATCACTCAGAGATTAGATAAGTACATCTATCGCACAATTGGCACCATATCTACTGCATGGTATAAAGCAAGTAGTTTAATCGCCAGTGACATACTTAAGGGGGGCCCATTGGGGGACAGCTTATATTTATGTGAGGGAAGTGGTAGTAGTATGACATGTTTGGAATATTGTTTCCCTTCGAAAACAATCTGGTATAATTCATTCTTCTCAAATGAGCTAAATCCACCTCAACGGAACATCGGCCCATTACCAACACAATTTTGTTCAAGCATTGTCTATCACAATTTGAATGCTGAAGTCCCGTGCTCTGCAGGGTTTATCCAAGATTTCAAAGTACTCTGGGCCGACAAATCAGTGGAGACTGATATTTCTACAACTGAATGTGTGAATTTCATCCTAAGCAAAGTTGAACTTGAAACATGCAAATTGATACATGCAGACCTTGATCTACCTATTGAGACCCCAAGATCTGTCTGGATGGCTTGTGTCACAAATACATTCATTTTGGGAAATGCCTTATTGAAGTCAGGAGGGAAATTGGTCATGAAATTATATGCAGTAGATGAGCTCCTCTTTTCATCTTGCTTAGGATTCGCATGGTGCCTTATGGACGATATAAATATCCTCCGAAATGGCTACTTCAATGACAAATCAAAGGAATGCTACCTCATTGGGACAAAAAAGGTGACAATCCCGCACCAGAAAATCCAGGATATCCAGCAGCAAATAAATAAGATTGCTAGTCAAGGGTTAAGTGTCATACCTGAAGCTGTAATTCATGACATTTACAACCAGCTTGAGGACAGTATTAGATGTGAGAAAAAATTCAAAAATGATAATGCACCGACTTGGTCCAATGGGATCCTCAATTCGACAGATCTATTACTAATAAGACTTGGAGGGAAACCAATTGGGGAATCACTATTAGAGTTAACATCCATACAAGGCATGGATTATGATGATTTAACAGGGGATATAATTCAAGTAATAGACACAGCGCTAAATGAGATTATTCACCTCAAGTCTGATACTTCGAGCTTAGATCTTGTACTGCTAATGTCTCCTTACAATCTGGCACTTGGAGGGAAAATAAGCACAATTCTGAAATCTGTTGTTCACCAGACTCTAATACTCAGGATTATCCAATCTAGGCAGAATAAGGATATACCATTAAAAGGATGGTTGTCTCTGTTGAATCAAGGAGTCATCTCACTATCTTCATTGATCCCGTTGCATGATTATCTGAGGAAGAGTAAGTTGAGAAAATTTATAGTTCAAAAATTAGGCCAACAGGAATTACAAGCATTTTGGCAGAGCAGGTCTCAACAAATGCTGAGTAGAAGTGAGACCAAGTTGCTAATAAAAGTGCTGAGTGCTGCTTGGAAGGGATTGTTGTAAAATTGTAAATATACACTGCATGTATATAAATTGGTTGCTACCCTTATCAGCTAACCACAGGTGTAAATTTTCATATGGAATGCATATCAATAAAGATAGGCATTTAAATTATACAATGATAACATATTTTAGGTTGACAACAATCATTGATATAATCACCAATAGTAGCTCTATTACTTATTTGTTAATAATAAATGGTACACTTTGAATTTAAGAAAAAATTAGAATTGCTATATTTTATCGCTATAGTGGGCCTGTCGGCTGCGTTAGCGGTAAGACAAAGAGGACTTGTCTTTTAAAAATTTATTAAAAAATCATTAATTGATCATATTGCTTTCCTTGTTTGGT